ATTAAAGGTGGCAATTGGGATATGGTTCTAAAGGTCATTAAAAAACGAATGAAATTCAAAGCTGATTAATTTCGGAGGATTTAAGAAAATGGGTTTAAAATATTCTTTTGCTGAATTACAAAAAAACATTCTTACAAGAAAATTCGGTGGTACTACAATTGGTGTGGCTGATCCTTATGTTACAGGTTATCCTTTTGTATGGTTTGAAAAACTTCCACCACAGTTAGGAACTTATATTTCTACTAATGGCTCAAGTGGTATTAGCGCAAATGATGAAGTGAGAAATATTCTTGCAGCTTCATGTTTATCGGTTACTCCACCGGGAGGAACTCTTAATAAAGTTGAATACACTGGATTGGGTGGTGTAAAATGGGCTGTTCCTGGTAATATTGACTATGGAAATGCTGTATCAATGAAGTTTTTTGAATTAAACAAACTTCCTATTTTGGATATTATGCATAACTGGGTCAAGCTTATCAGAGACTACAGAACCGGTGTTACTGATCTTCAAGACGGAGAACAAGGAGATGGTTACACAAAGAAAACTTATGCTGGTCTGGTTTACTACTGGACAACAGCACCCGACGCATATACAGTAGAATATTATGCATGTTACGATGGAGTCTTCCCATCAAAAGATCCACAGGATCTGTTTACAAGTGATGTAGAAGCTGTCGGAAGACTTGATCTTGAAATCGAATTTAACGTAGACTATGCATGGCACGAACCTTGGGTTAAAAATAAATGTCAAGAGTTGGCAGCTAACTTTGTCACAGAAACAAGAGACTATGTTAAAAATTATGGCCCAAGTAACGCCTAATGGAGTTTAAAATGAAAGTTTCAAAATCTAAAGTTGCACTTGCATCTATAGTTGTGGAGTCAAGCCTCGGAAAATCTGACAAACTTGAGTTGGTCGATTTTATAGAAAAAATGGACCCAAATGTTGCTGATAAATTAATCAATGTCAGCGAGGTTGAAAATTATATGTCTGTCCGTATACTCCTGACTAATGCCAAAAGTATGGGAAGACTCTCTTATAATAGATATATGGTAGACGGAGCTAGAGCCTGTCGAGACAGAGAAGGAGAGGAGAAGACAGCCTGTATGATGGGATATAAAGATAGAGCTTTAAAAGCAAAATTAGATGCGCTCAGAAAGCAAAGTGCTAAGTGCAGCCAAACTATGGACCAATCGAAGTGTCGAGAACAATTTACTAAAGCAATACGAAGTGTTGAAAATCAAATTAGAGCCTTAAGATAGAGGTGAAATGAAAGGAGGTAAAAGTTAATGACTTTTACAGGATTCAAGGTTAAATATCCAGAGTACGAGATAGTAACACCACAAACAAAAAAATCATACACTTTTCGTTCTTTGACTGTTTCAGAAGAAGAACGGATGAAAGGAAGTATGATTACAACCACTAAGGTTGCAGAACATTTAAACAAATGTATTTTTGATTCTATTGTTAGTAAGCCAGAGGGGATTAAAACATTAGAAGATTTTGTAAAGAACACTACACTGAAAGATAGAGACGCACTTCTTTATGCTCTTTATCATATTACTTACGAAGAGATTAGAAACTATGAAGTTGCTTGTAGGGCTTGTCAAAAATCTTATAGTGTAACTGTTAAAGCATCTAATACATTTAATTACAATCCATATCCGGGTGATGATGTTTTAACAAATCAAATAAAAGTTGATCTTCCCATTACAACTGGTGTTTCAGCTTTTGTCAAACAACCCACTCTTTTTGATGAACTTTATTCAACCAAAGAACTTGGCAGCAGACCAGATATGAATTTAGATATCATAACTGAAACTTTAATCGTTGACAGGTTTGAGGAAGAAAACGAAAAAAGTTCTGAACCCAAAGTTTACAAAGATAGAATTGATGTGGTTGATGCATATAAGGCAATTACAGCCAAAGATAAGAGAAAGATTTATAGTGCATATGAACAGGCTTTTGGAAACTATGGAATTTCTCTTAAGATGAAATCAGGCTGTAAGTTCTGTAATAATGAAGATGTCTACGATATAGATCTGGTGGACAACTTTTTTCGTGCAATGTACTCTGTATGACGAGATCTCTAATTATAAAGACCGTCATAACAGAGATATATTTTCTTGCATGGAATACAGCAAGCAATCTTATTTAGATGTGCTAAGTATGCCTGTAAAAACTTTCTACGACTATATGAAGTGGAAAGTTGACATTGAAGAGGACAAAGCCAAATCACTACAAGAGGAAATGTTCAAGAAAAATGGTTGATTTATTAAAAAGATTTAATCAAACTGTATCTGGTTCTGACAGCAAGATTGGAGATTACAAATCCAAGATTGAAGCTAAGGGAGATTTCAGAAGAATAGATGATCTGGAAGTTATAATTAACTCTTGGAATAATATTCTTATTACACCTAGAAGAACTTATCAATATGATCCAGAGTATGGAAGTGATCTTTACAAGCTTGTTTTTGAACCGGGAGACGATATTACAGCGGCTAGAATTAAAGATGAAGTAATCAATACGCTTTTAAAATATGATGACCGTGCTTCATTATCAGACATAACAATATTATTTTATGAAGACCGTAAAGCTTTCATGGTTAGTGCCAGAGTTGAATTTGAAGGTGATTCAGCAGACCTACAAGTTCTTTTTGATGACACTACTTATTTCAAATTTTTTGAAACTACGGAGACAACATAATGCTCAAAAAATGTCAAGATCAATTACTAGAACTTGAACAATCATATTTAGAAAGTTTAAGCAGTTACGAAGCAAAATACGGTTCTTATTCTGGTCAATCTTTTTCCTCAATTGCTGGAAGTAAGGATGGTTCTGGCCCTCCAATAGCTATGTTCATTCAATCTTTCTACAGAAAATTTTCAGAACGTTGTTCCAGAGCTTGCACTGGAGACTTGCACTGCAAGAATGAGTGTTACGCAAGGGGTGCAAGAAATATAGTTGATTCAATAATCAGAAACTTAGGCCGATGCTCTGGAACTCAGAATCCAAAGAAATGCGAAAAAGCCTTAAACAGAGAGCTTAGAAAATGGAGAGGAAGAGTAGCAACTCTAGAATCCAGAGCACAACAAAAAGAGACAAAGAAAATTTTAAAGTTAAGAAAAGAAAGAATGAAGCGTAAAAACGGGAGATAATTATGGTTGGTACAATGCAACGCTACAATCGTATTTATGATTATATTCATGAATATCAACAACTTGTTTACGATTATTATAGTAAACACGTCGTTGCATTTTTAACTACATATTACAATATTGATATTAACGAAACTGTTTGGGATGATGACACACTCCTTGGTGGTGCTTATGAACCTATGGGGAGTTTGAGTGGAATTAAATATAACAGAATACTTCTTCTTCCTGTTTATTATGCAGAAGAGATAATTCCAGCTTTTGATGCTCAAGATATTGGTTATATAAAAGAAACAAATACTACAATTGTCATCCCAAGCACTTATGGATTTACCCCATATCCGGGAGATATTGTGAAGTTCGAATCGGAGTATCTAAATCCAATAAATGACAAGTATCCAATATACAGAGTTGAAGGTGTTGAAATCTCTGTTAATGCACAAAGAAGGTTTTGGAAACTTCGTTGTGAAGTTTTTCAAAGTCGAACATTAGACGATGTAAACGCTCAAGTGTCAAACACTTATTCTTTTGTTGAGTATGATAAAAAAATACATACTTTGCAAGATGCTGAATTCATGGCAAGACTTCTTACTAAAGCAGAGCAAATTCGAGAGGATTTAAGAAACTGTCTGTTTGACAACCGAGCTGGTTTTTATTTTAGAACAAGACAACCAAGAGTTTGTTAGGAGATAAAGGATGGCTGATACATTACTTTCAAGTCAAATATATTTATCAAGAGATAGCATTAGAGAGCTAATCTCAGATGAGGTCAAAACCTATTTAGAATTAGAGAATGTAGATTTAACGAAGTCGTCGTTCTTGACTTTTATGATTGACACATTTGCAACTTTAACGGGAAATCTACTGTTTTATCAACTCTCAGCTTATAGAGAATTCTTTCTTACAAAAGCTCAACTTCCCGAATCTATTCTTAATCTATCTGCTTTCCTTGGATATAGCGCAAACTCAGCAACGGCTGCTACCGTTAATGTTCTTATGACAATTCCTTTTGGGTTTGAGGACTCTTTGGCTCAGTTCACAATTCCTTCTGGATTTAAATTTCAAGCGGATGGAAACGTTGACTTTATTACATATTATACAACAACCGTTACAGTGGCAAATAACAGTAGCGCTTTGGTTCAGTTGATTGATAGTAACAATAGAAGATTCAACCTTCCAGTAACAATAACAGCAACAGACTTTAGTTTTGTTTTAACTTTAAGACAATCAACTTCATTTTCTGATGAATTTCAAATTGATGCTGATACAAGAGAATTTCAATTTGTTACTCTTGATGTGCCAATTGATGGTCAAGTATCTGACTTAACAGTTTCAATACAGAATCCGGGAAGTTCAGCTATTACTGAATGGACAGAGTTCGCAAGTTTATATTTAATGGATTCAACTGATAAAGGATATGTTTCTAGAAGAACCGATACTGGAAGACGAATTAGTTTTGGAAACGGTCTTATTGGAGTGCAGCCTACACCGGGGGCAACTGTTTTTGTAGAAGGTTCGATTACGCAGGGATCGGATGGTAATGTTATCGCTGGTTCTATTACAACGGGACAACGAATATATATTACAACCGGAGCTGGTGTTAGAGAGATTGTTGATTATGAAGTTATTAATGCTTCTCCCGCTACTGGTGGAGTTGATGAAGAATCGTTTGAAGAAATTAGAAGCAACGCCATTGATTCTATTACAGCTCTAAACCGTCTTGTTACAGAGAATGACTATAAAGTTATTAACGTTGTTGTTGATGTTCCGTTTGCTCAGAATTCATTGCCAGTTTTAAAGAGATCTGACTTAGTAGTAAATGAGATTTCTTTATTTAACGGTATTGTTTTTGGTTCATTTGAAGAGGAAGTTGATAATTTAGTTCCAATGAGAAACGCCGTTTTCACATTACCAGCAGGAACTACAAAGATTGAGAGGGGAGATACCGTTACAATAAACAGTGTAGTTTATGAATCTTTATTTGATATTAACATCTATACTCTAAATTCTGTAGGTGAATATGAATATGTAATGTTAGAAATTCAACAGACGCCAAATCTTCAAACAACCTTTACTTCAAATGATTATGATATTTATGCAAATCTCTTAACTGTTGAAAAGATTGGAGATATTGGAAGGTTCAGTCTTGAATACATATCAACAGAGTCAGATTCAGATTTGGCCAGTTGTCAAATGCTTATTAAGTCTAGTGGATCTGTGAAAAATATGACGAATGATGCTACAGCTTCTGTATTCATTTATGACTTTGATCCCTATACAGATATTCCATCAGGTGAGCAAAGGTATGAGTTTACAATATATGATTCGGCTGGTGACCCTGTTGCTATCTATTCAAATATAGTGACTTTCAGACAAGACTTATCTACATTTATGAGATCTAATGTGGTATCAGATGCAACGTCGATTACTGTATACGATGTTCCTGTGATTAAGTCTAGTTATTATAACGATGCGGATTTTTCGAAAACAGATTTTGAACAAGATGTAATGCAGACGATTATTAGTACAGACCTTTCAGATACAAGAATGCTTACTGACTTTACAAATATAAAATTTACAAACACAGATGGCGTTCTTAGTAACATGAGATATAACGAAGCAAATGTTCTTCCTATTATTGATATTGTTGATACACTTCCGGGAGGTCTCAGTGATGGTGATAGATACATTATTACAGATGTTGGTGGAGATAATCAAGATAATATTGTCAAAGTTATTGATGCTACTGCTGGAGTTTATCTGTATGAAGAGCCTGTTGGTGATTCAATAGCTTATATAACTAATAAAGGAACAAAATATATTTATTCTGAAAGAGGATGGATACCAATTCCAAATTATACGATACCTCTTGATTTAGAAATAGAAGTTTTCAGAGAGACTACATATAGCGGAACAGTTGCTGGTTTAATTGACGAAGTTAGAGAAACAGTCTACGAAGCTTTTAAGGATATCTTTGGCACTAATGCTATAATTTGGAGATCAGAAATTATAGATGTTGTTCAAGAAATAGACGGTGTGAGAAACTGTAGACTCAAAAAGCCAGAGACAAGTATATTCTATAACTTTGAATTGAAGAATTTGACAGAAGAACAGTTATTAAGATATGGTCCAGAATATGTATTTTTCAAACAAGAAAATATTACGGTGAGGGTGGTTTAATGGATGAGCTTTTAAATAAAGCAAAGATAAATGATGCATGGTTCAAGAGAGAATTGCCTAGAATAGTTGCTTATAATTTTTCAAAAATAAACGAACCTTGCTTTTATCCAGAAGTTAAAAGACACTTTTATGAGTTTCTAAGAAATACTGGACTAACAGAAGCAGACATCAAAGCCTTTACAAAGAGAAGATGGAAAGGAACAAAATGGGCTTCTTTCCAAACACATAATGAGCATCTTACAAACTTTTATGTTTTTTTACTTCAGTACTTTATTAAAAAAAGAGACATAACCACCTTTAAAAACCTAATGTATTTTTATGTAATAAGACAATATGCAAATTTAATGAAAAAATATTTCAAATATTGTCTTCCAGAATCTTTTAAATATGCTTTAGAGACACTAACAAAAACACATCTTTTTGCTAGAGAAAGAACAATACCAAATGCCTTAATGTATATAGCTAACGAATCTATCAGAAAGTTTTCAAAAGGTCTTTTAAATAATGACCTTGAAAATATTTCTTATTTTATGACTGATACAAGAAGTAGATTAAATCAGAGTCTTAAAAGCTTTGCCAGCACCTATCACAATGCTGCAAATCAAGGTCTTGGGATGGGAACTGATAAACTTCCAGAAGACGATGATGAGATGATTCAAGATGTTAAAACTAGAGAAGAAGGAGAAAAACTTATTGATGTTGTTGTGAAAAAGTTGGTTGCATATAGACACTTTGACAGAAGAGCTTTTGAAGAAGCTAAAAAGTTGTCAAAAATAAATGTCGCTCTAGCAAATCAAATAGTACAGAAAATTAATAATGTAAAATATTCTGATAACATTAGAATTATATTGAAGTTATTTTTAAAGGATCTCGTAGGCAGGAGCGCAAGTGCTTTATGTGGTCCTGATTATAATACTTACGTCAGAAATCTTATGTCGGTAAAAAGAACAAAATTAAAAATATTCTTCAAACAACAAGTTAATATTCTTCTAATTGAAATATTGAAAGAACTTAGATATAGTAACAAATACGAAAAGATGACCTCCCAAACTCAATTCTCAGTAAACCTTTTCCTTGCTTATTACTTAACTATGGTTTTAAGAAATAGTGTTTGTTAAGTAGTGATTCCACGTTGTGTAGCTTCTGCTACCAATTGTGCTTGTTTAGAACTATCCTCTGTAGATACTCTTGTTCTTGTAGATATCTCAATCGCTTCTGCTTGTCTTCTTCTAATTCCATTGTTTTTTTCTGTTTCTAAAGCATTTCGTTGAGCAAGTTCGTCTGGGGTTTCTAGACTAATTAATTCTGGATTTGCTGCAATATTAACTCCCGATCTTGCTATTGCATTGTTTCTCATTTGATTTCTTTTCACGTAATATCTATTGGCATCTTCGCCAAATTGAGCTATATAACTTCCTAGGTTTGGCCTTCCAGTTAAAATATTGTTTGATCTGTCATAGAGCATACTGTTGAAAACAGATCTAAAATCTATTCTAACATCTACAATACTAACTCTTTGATTATAAGCAAGTTGTTGTTGATCCCCACCTTTAATGACAGTAATGTTTGTTATTACGGCAGGTTGAAGATCAAATATACCTTCACATTTTATTCTGTGATAGTAAGGCCATGTATAAGTTTTTCCATCTTCTGAACCGGGAATACCTAGAAGAAGAATAGCAGCTAATGGTCCCATGATGTTTTCTTTTGTTCTTCTAAGACTTCCGGGATTAGGATTATATAGTCTTATTGTTACTTGGTAGTTTGGATTGAAACCTGCGTTTCTCCACACAACCGGAAAGTCAACTCTATGACCAGCCATAAGTTTATTAAGAACGTCTAGACCGCCACCAAAAGCTTGTCCGATAGCTGATTCAGAATTAGAAGCTGCTTTTCTTAGAGATTCAAGCCCCTGTCTTCCTTTTTGTATAAGATCACCAGCTCCTCCAACAACTGTTCCAGTGATACCGCCTTGTTGAGAACCAAACTCCTGCAAGCCACCTGCTATTTTTCCAGCGGCTTCTGTAAATTCTCTAGCGCCCATCATTTGTGTTATTTCAGACATTCCTTGCGATGCAACATCAGTAAACTTTTGTAGAAAGCTTTCACCATAATCGTTTGAAAAGCTTTCTGTTGGGAATGAATCTGCAATAAAAGCTAATTCTAGTGGACCTCTGGGTTGATCTGCAATTTCATATCCTATTGATTTTAATGTAGTGCTATATTCATCCCATGCATCTTGAATTCTAAATAAGGTAAGACCACTTTGAAAAACTGGTAAAGATGGGTATATTTGTAAAACAGGCATACTGTTTACTATCATATCATCACTTACATAAGTTGACGGTGGATAACCGAACACTCCTCTCAAAGGGCTTAGCTTTATTAAATTTTGACGATTTGACTCTCTAGTTGTTGCCATGTATTTATATCTCCTTAACGAATGTTAGCATGTAATACCGAAGAACTCATTCCCGGTCCAGATGAGAATGAACCTTTAGGTGAAGGCATTCCACCACCGCCTCCTTGATTTATGTTTTGACTGCTTCGGTTATTTACCATATTGTTTACAGTATTTACATTTACATTTCCTTGATTCATACTATTTACATTACTTTCTGTATTGGAAGTTGTTTGGGCATTGGCTGGTGCAGATTTCATTGTATCCCAAGTTCTTGTAAATATTCTATCCCATTCAGCTCCTGATGGTTGGGACAGACCAGCTTCTGCATATCTCTGTTGCAATTGACTTTTCAGAAATGCTGCCATATTTTCTGCTGGACCAAGAGGAACGTCAATAGCTCCAACGGGTGATTGAAATCTGGCATAACCTTCTCTAATTGATGATATACCACCAGCCATAGTTGGAGGTTTTCTAGGGCCAAAGAGTAATGGTGTAGTCACTGGCTTTGGACCTCCACCTCTTTTAGTTCCAAATGATGCCATCCTTTGTTGTTTCTCTTCTGCTGTTTCTTTTGTTCCTTGTTCTCTTAGATATTTAAGGAAAGCCGCTTCTCTTTTCATTCCGTATTCATGTGGATTCTCCAATAAATTTCTATCTCTGAATCCACCATCTTGTTTTAGCCATTCTTCTCTTACTCTTCTTCTTTCTTCAGCCGTATATTGCAGATATTCTTTTTCATGTTCTTGTATATATTTTTGTTGAGCTGCTTGTATATGAGTGACTTTATCTTCTCCACCCCATTCAATACTAGGTCCAAACCCTAGACCAAGTCTCTGTCTTTGCTCGTATCCAGCTTTCTGCTGAGTCTTTGTTATATCTGCTGTTAGTTTTAATTTTTCTGATTGCGAAAATCTTTTTTCTTGGGATGCATATTTATTTCTTACATCTCCCATTGCTTTCTCTCTCTTTTCTTTTAGTTCTTTATTTAGCTCTTCAGTTTTTTTCTGATGTTTCTTTTCCCACCAATTAATGATTGGATTTATGAGATATTTGTTAAGAGCTGTTCCGATTCCAGCACCTACTAAGGCAGCACCAACCGGTCCCCAAAACCAAGGGCTACCAAAAAGACTTGCAAGCGCTCCACCAGATTTGAAAATAGATCCAATAGCAGCTAGCAAACCTCCTTTAGTAATAAATGAAAACAAACCTGATATTGAACCAACTATAGAATTAAAAGCAGTTTTGAGAAATCCAAGACCTATAATAATCCATTTCCAGATTCCGCCACCTATCTTTTTTAATCGTTTGGCAAATTTTTGTCTCCATGTAACTTCACCTTTTCTGAACTTCTTTGTTTTTACTCTGTCTTCTTGCTTAGCTTCTCTCTCTTTCTTTTTAGCTGCTTGTTCATCTCTTGAGGCTACAGCTTTC